CGCGCTTTCCATTGTTCAATAGTGCGCCCATTCTTTTCTGTGAATTGCGAAGCTTTCGCCCGCGCCAGTGCGCCAGTGCGGCGCTCGTTTTGCTTGTATGCTTTTGGCATTTTTTTAATTCCCAAAGTGTCGCGGCGACATTACCGCCCGCCCTTTATCGCATATATGCGATTGAAAAAAAAGCCCTTTAATTAGAAGCTATAATTTCCGCGCTGTTTTTATTGGACCCGTGCGGGGTAAATCCCACGACGCACCGACGATTGGAGCGCTGGCATAGCTGGCAAGCTTTGCAGTCCGTGTCGAGATATTCAGCGGGACACCTCACGAACTGGACGCTGTCGCGCCTAAACTTGCGCCAGTCTTTGCCACGCTTGTTTGCGGCTACCAGTGCGACAGTAGGCAACTCGCGCCGGTATAGCTTAACCGCTTGTTTTTCAGTGTCCGCGCTCGCGTTAATAGTAAACCCGCGCCGATTCGCCATGTTCACTAAGCCCTCGTTAATCATTGTCATAGGGTAATGGGTATACGTAAACCCTTTACGCCCGCTGTTAGCTTCGACTAATTGAAGCAATTTAGAAACGTGAATTTGATTGTCGCCGGATGGCGGTAAATCCCCAGCGACGTTATGCCGCCACAATTGGCCGTCGGGTAAGGCGCGGATCTGATCAAGTAAATGAGACCATGACGCGCCGCGCTCTCCGCTGTCGACTTTATCCCAATTAAGACGGGTCCAGAAAAGCGCTTCATCATAGCAACCCGCGTTACCTTTTAGCGGGCAGGCTGGCGGGCAAGTATCCCGCGAACTATTCGTTACCGGTATCGCTCCGGTTTTAGCGTTACTGCTTTTTTTAATGAACTGAAAAAACATTGTGAAACCTCCCAAAGTGATCACCGTCGCAGACTATCGCATATTGCAGGCAAAAAAAACCCCGGCGGGGTACACTTTGGGGGTGTTCAGTTATGCCGCCATCGCAACGCGTTGCCAATCGGAGCGGGGCAGATCTAAAACGCGCCCGCCTAGTCTCTGCCAATCGTCAACGCTGTCCGCGTCCGCTTTGTGCGCGACCGCTGTTACCGCGTTAACCATAGTCGCGCGGGTGACCGGTTGACCGGCGAAACCCGACTGACCGACGGTAGCAAGTAGGCCATCCAATACGCTCGCCGTGTCTTTTTTGGATAAGGTCAAAACCTTGCCCAGTGACTCGACTGCCGCGTTAACGGAACCCGAAATAGTGTCCGCGTGCGCGGCCTTCATTTTTTCGAGTATTTCATCGAAGGATTCACGGCTAGCATATGCCGCAGTGACATCCCGCAACTGCAACGCCAGCGCATGATTATCAGCATCCTTCGCTTCGTCGGTCAAAAGTCCCCACGTATCAGAGTCACCCCGTGCGCCGGTGATGTGAGACTTGCGAGTGCGCTTTTCAGTCTGCATACCGTTGAGGCATGCCAGTGTCCAGAACATCTGATAGACGTTGACACTCCCGCAACCGGTTTCAGAGTTACTGAGGCCGATACCGTTTGCCATAACATCCCCGACTGCGGCACCTTCACCGGTTTGGTTTTCAGATTTTAAACGAAGGTATAAGCGCTTATCTGTCACCTCGCCGTTAACCACTTTCCACTGAGCATCCGATTCCATTAACTGAGGCAATGCGGATTGCAACAGGTGCACGTTATCGAACGTTTTAAATTTATCCGATACAAACGCACGGGCAATGCCAACATTGTCGCCAGTGTTAAACGTGCGGAGCATTCGAACAGCGGGTTCTTTTTGCCAGATGGCGTTGATTAACGCGTCGAATTCGCCAGCGTAATCCTGCTGTAACCGACGGGCGGTGCGGACATCAATACTAGCCCGCTGGGCTATCTGATCAAAAGCAACCTCGTTAGCGGACAGAATTTGTGTAGGCATTCCGCCCGACTGCTCAATAACTACTTGCGAGACGTTTGTACCGTCCCCACGATCGCCAGTCATCAATTGGAGTTGATTGGTAGGCGCAAGAAAATCCTGCGCCCGTGTGGCTTGATCCTGCACCTTTAACAAAAGGTTTTGCAGAGTGTTGGTTCCGTTTTCAATGCTATGCATGATAGTTCCCTCTTAGAGTTGGCCGCGTGACTGAGCAACGCGGAATAGGTTTGCCGTAACAGTGGACATTAGTTCCAGTAGGATTTCGAAGTCATTACACCTCGCTATAAAATCTTTAATCGTTCCAGAATCGTGAAAAGTAGGACGGCCCGCCAATTCATTAAGGTAGGCAATAAGCTCGTCTCTTTCCTCAGTGTTTGGATGACAACCCAAAGCATTTGGATGACAACCGAATTCCGATTCACATAAATCCCGAAGGGATACATCGCTGTTTTGCATAATCACAGCGATGTCCGTTGGGTCACCTGTAATCTCACTGCAATCCACTTCAAAGTTGTGAAATTCAACGTAGTTAATTTCCGCCATATTTCTCTCCCAAAGTTGCGCCGCACATTGCGACATCCCAGATAGTCGCATATAGCGGGTTGCAGTGCAACTGCTTTTTAAAATTTCAATAGGCATAAAAAAACCCGCCGGAGCGGGTCTTTATAACTAGTAACTTCAGTGGGCCATGCGGGACAGCATGGCGTCGCCTTCCGGCGTAAGTGAAGCTGGCCTACCAAACGTCGTGTCATACAGCCATACAAAGTGGGGTACCACATCAAACCCCCGCTCATTACATTCCTGTACCCACCGCAACGGCAAGGCATAGTCCACCGTTTGATTGCCATACCGTTCCAATACCAGATCCTGTTTAGTCTTCATTGCTGACCTCTTCAATGTTGTGGTGATAAGAATAAGTGTCGGGTGCGGTTTGATCCTCATCCCAAATACGTTCCCGTGCGGCCATATCTAGTGCCTCATCTTCAGTGTCCGCTTCAATGTAAAAAACATTGGTCTGAACAATTTCGACGCGCCATTTCATGTCAGTTCCCCTAACAAATATTTAAATGTTCACGATTAATTCGTGTTTGAACGTGAATGTAGCCTTCCGGCCAATACTGATAAACATTTGCAAGAGCTTGTGCCGCTTTATCAACCATGTCAGTAAAGGGTTGACCCATTTCAAGACCTTCTTTGTTAATCCAAAAAGGAATTTTTAGAACCGGTTTAGCTTCACCGTTTATTTCGTAATAGATAACGATTTCAGCGTCATTACCAATATCGCCATCATTACCGAAAAGCATCGAACTTTTATTTTCCGGTTGTTTCATGACTTTCCTCCTAAAGTGTATGGGATTTGTCCCATACATAGAGTAGGTCAAGCGTTACCGATTTGCAAGCGTTTGAAAGAACAGCGGCCAGTCTACGGGTGCAGACAATTTAAGTGCAGGTTCAGTGACAAGCCCTTCCATTCGAAGATCCATTGCGGATTCTCCCCGATACAAAAATATTTCGGAGGCGCTACCTGTTTTTAGTTTTACGGCTATCCAACAACTACCCCGCGAATGCTTACTGGCAAACGCTACTTGGTGTGGGGATATGTCAACCTTATTTCGTTCAGTAGTTTTTAGCTCAACTAAATGCCAGTGACCCCGATGATCTAACAACAGAACATCGGGAACACCATGCGTGACTCTAGATTCTAAACGTGTGGCAGACCATTTCGGCTCATGTTGTTTCATGGCCTGTTTCATCTGTTGCCAAAAGCTGGATTCTCTAGGCTTCCGTGTTTTCTTGGGAACGTCCAGTATATCGTCCATCATTCATTTCCCCATACCGGCTTTGATATCGACGATTGATTCGTACCTTTGGTGCGTTTTGCATTTCCTGCATTCGATTCCAAGTTTCTGGACCAAACCACAGCTTCCCCAAAATATTAATTAGAAACATCGATTACCCCTTCATCCCCAGACATTATTCGTTCTTTTGCTTTTGATCTCTTATTACCTTCAGACAGATCTACATCGTGCGTCAAGGGTTGGTAGGTTTGCTTAATATCTTCTAGCGCCTTCATCACCTCTTCTTTAGACATTTGATCGATAGACCCTGTGCGGATCTCGCTTTTGCTGACATAAATGTCGCCCTGCGCCTGCCCTCTACGATATTCCGCTTGAACTGCCGCAGAGTAAGCCCCTGCCTCTAGCGCCGTATCACGAATACGCTGAAGGTCTCGAAGGTGCCGTTGGTACTCCACACCGTATTTTTGATCGAGTTCTTGACGATACTCTCGAATGGCTCGACATACGTGCGGATTCAAACGTGGGTTTGTTAACTCAGAAGCACGAACGTGTGCTGACTTTGGAGGGTAGCCTGCATTGATTGCGGCCTCTCGCATGGTGATCTGCCCGTCCTTTGCTACAAGCTCTCGAACAAACAGTTCTTGCTTACGAGTCAGTCTTTTGTCGGGGCTAGGCCCTTTGCGAATGCGAGGTCTCTTTTCTTCAGGAATGACAGTGCCACTCCCTTTGGTCTTCAGTACTTTAGCGTAGCGCTCTTTTCTTGCGGTCATACTACCTCCGTTGGTATGCGAGGTATTTTCCATAAGTAGGGCTTAAAAGAAAAGCCCCTATATAAAGTTTTTCTGAGAATTTATTTTTTTTTCAAAAAAAAATCTCTGACCCCTATATGCTAAATCGCGAATTAACAAATCTCTGAATACACTTCTGTAACCACGTAACCTTGCTGTAACCGCCAAACCCCTGTGTTTATGCGGCTTTCAGGGCACGGTTACACGGTTACGCCGGTTACGCCTATTTTTAATTTTTTCAAAATAAAAACTATCTCTCAGAAAAAACACTATATAGGGCATTTACTAATGGATCTCGACTTCTGACGCCACGTTCTCCAGATAATTCGCCACCAGCATCAGCCCAAGATGCGTGCACGCTTCTTCAAGGTCTTTTTCTGCCGCCGCTTTGCGCCCATTCATACTCGTTTGAATCTCGTTCAGTGCCCCAAGGGCCGTGGTCAGTGACTCGTGCACCGTGGTTCCTGCTTCGATGCAGGCTTCGACACGCAGGTTATTTAGTTGTGCGGGGTCCATGGTTGCCAGTTTATGGATGAACTCATCGATGATGATAGGAGGGTTGAGCAAGGAGTCGGCGATGGATTCGAGGAAGGTATCCATACTGGCGTTGTTAAGTTCCTCGAGTGCCATGGGCACTGCATTTTTGAGCATGACGAGTTTCATTTGAAGCCCTGTAATTGAGTTATCCATAAGTAAACCTTTTAGGCGACGATATAAATGTTGTCTTTAACGACCATAAATTCCAGTTGATATAGAACAGGTATACCAAAGCCGGTGTTTTGAAAGTTCTTATCGGCATAGGCTTGTGCTTCTTCAGGTGTATCAAAAAAACCAAACTGTTCTGCATTATGGCAGTAAGCATCTCGTTCTTTGTTCAGATCGTAAGGAACGATTTCGAGAAACCATTTATTGATTTCACAATCTTTGTAAATGGCCGCGTGTCGTGGTTCGCTCATCGTGGTTTCTCCATAAGTGGGTGGTCGATGGAATGAGCGTTGACGATGTGGTCGATCATATCAGTAATACGGTCTTCGTCATCGGAGTATTCGAAGTTTTCAAACTTGATGGAGGCTTGGTGGTAGTAGTCGGGGTAGCGTTCTTTGAGCTTACTGAGGATGTAAGCGTTGTCTCTGTAGGTCATAGCTTTCTCCTGTGTTTAGTTAGAGCAACAATTGTATCTTTCGGGGTGTTGCCAACCGATTGGCCTACACGGTTCATTGACAGATGACGCGCGTGGAGTAACGCTCAATGAGCCGTGCCTAGATCTCCAAAAAAGCCCCCTTTCGGGGGCGGTTGTTTAGGGTGTGACGACAGTAAAGGTGCCATCGTCATTTTCGGTTATGTCGCCGGGGCATAGATAACCAAAATCATAGCCTAAGCTCCAGTCTATCTCTGCATTGTGTCTTGCAACGACAGCGGCTTCTTCGGCCAACTTGCGGGTTTCGAAAGTGAGCCAGCTAACTTTACAACCCACCTCCTGCCGCGTGTGCGGCGGGTACTGCTTACGCGATTCACGCATGTGAACCTCCCAAAGTGTTGATGTTAAAGAGCGCTACCCGCTAGGGGTTAGCGGTCGAAAGAACCCCTTCGACTCTTATACTATCGCATATCTTGGGCCAAATGTACAGAAATTTTTAAAAACGAGTGACAATTGTAACAAAACTTTTTACTTTACACTTTTTATGTAAACCAAACTGGACACTTTAATGTTCCACGTGGAACAAACAAAAAAAACCCCTGCAAGGGCAGGGGTTGGGTTCAATATGGTTAAGAGGTAAATACACTTTGGGAACGTATTTCAAAGAACCCTAACGCCATAACAACTTACATCACAAATCGAGTAAATATTCAAGCCCCATGTATGGTTTCTAAAACAAGTTTCAAGGAATCGGCAGTTAATTCATCTTGAAACGTCACCGACAGATCTTCCATTATTACTACAACGCGCCCGGTGCGGTTTGCCCAACTATGGGCCGCTTGAAGCGCGATTAAAGCATCGTCAATCATCATTTTTGGGATTGACGGGCTTGGCACTCCTTTCTCGTTCGGCATCTCGTTTTGCATACAGTAATTCTTGCCACACGATGATCTCATTGAGGTCTGATCGGTTAACAACTCCTTTTCTTTCGTAAGACTCATCTAAATTTTCCAACAGAGCTTTTAGTTTAGCTTTTATGTCCATCAAATAGAAAAGCTTTTTGACGTAAGCGGTTTGGTCTGGCCGTTTGCATCGTGGAACTTGGCTACTTCATCCTTAATAAACGCCTGATCGTTCTTTGTCAGGTTGGCCTGCTTCCATGCTTCTGTGATGTAGCGTAGCTGTCCGCTGATTGTGCGGCCTTCTACACGGGCAATGACCACGATTTCTTCGTAGACATCGCGAGGCATGAGTACTGATTTCCACTTTGTGGTATCCATACAAAAATCTCCAGTTAATAGGTGAGGCGTTTCAGACCCCGGTGCCTCAGACCATGTTACGGGGAGCCACCTCCCTGTCCTGAGCGTTTCGGACACTGGTGCTTTACGCCAGCAATTTGGGTGTCGGAATACCCTGTCCTAGACGTTTTCGGACACCGGTGTCTTATGCCAGCGATATTGGGTCTCCCCTGTCCTGTAAGCAAATCTATACGATTATCTTAGATAAAGCAAGATTTAATGTATAGAATAGCTGGTTTTTTTAGGTTACGTCCTCACATTCCCCCCACGAAGGACCAATCTCAATATCACAACGATTTGGCACCTCGATAGGTATTGCCTGTTCCATCATCGTAGACAACTCTCTTGCTTGATCAATACTGTCTACGGAAAAAGCCAATTCGTCATGGACTTGAAGCATGGGTATATGACCAGCTTTATAACAGTCAAGCATCGCTTGCTTGGTCATATCGGCGGCGGAAGCTTGGATGAGTCGGTTTAGTGCTTTGTAGGTATAGGCACGTTTTAAACGTGTCGTTGGCCCGTGAGTCGCGATGGCTTCTTCACGGGGCAGGGCCTTGTGCATGGCAAATGTATCGGGTTCCCATAAATCGAACCGGCACTTGCGTCCTTTGAGGGACCGTATGGACCCGGAGGACCGTGGGTCTTCGAGTCGTTGTTGGACGCCCCGCATAAGTGCTTTAACGAATGGGACGCGTTCGTGGTATTGCTTGGTCAGGGCTTTCGCTTCGTCGATAGATAAATCCAGTTGGTCGGCTAACTTATTGACACCCATGCCATACATCATGCCTAGATTTATGGTTTTGGCTTGTTTACGGGGAATGTTTGCCATTTCAGCGACCATGGTATGAAAATCAGTGTCCGCTTTGGTGCAGTACGCCTCAACAATTTCATCGACGCCCGCCAAGGGTGCATTACGTGATTCACCGAACGCCCTAGCATAGTGCACCAAGATCCGTGGTTCCTGTTGCGAGAAGTCGATAGCCGCCCACTGCTGACCTTCTTCGGGGACAAATAGGGAACGGATGAGGGGGCCAAGCTCTGGATCGCGAGCCGGGATTTGTTGGAGGTTAGGCGAGTTGTAACTCATACGGCCACTGACGGTACCACCGTCGTCGGATCGTAGTTGGTTCACATGGCTATGCACACGACCGTTATGAACGTATTTCATGACGCCGTCGATAAAGCTACCGTGTGTTTTATTAACGTTACGGCACTGTACGATCAAACCGGCTAACTCGCTGTTGTGTTCGAGTAAGAATGTTTTTGTAAAGCTAGGCGTACCCTTCTCTGTTTTTGGATAAGGTATCGATAGTTTGTCAAAAGCTTGGGCGATGGATTGAGCCGCCCAGATCTCAACGTCTTTACCCACGATTTTTTTAATACATTTATGTAGATGTGCTTCTCGCCGCATTAAAGATTGTTTGGTGCGCTCTGCTTTGTCTGCATCGACGCGTATGCCACGCATAGTCATCTCGACTAAGCAGGGTAGGAGTTCGGTTTCAAGTTCCCAAATATTCCATAAATCTTCGCGGTTAAGAATAGTTTTGAAATGATCCCAAAGCTCAAGGGTAAGCTCTGCATCCACTTCTGCGTAAGGGCCGACATACATTGCAGGCAGACGCCACATTTCTGACTTGGGGTCTACGCCAAAACTGCGTGCGGCTTCGGTCAGGGTTTTTTCAGATTTGGTTTTACCAAGGTAATCGTAAGCCAGCGCGTTCAAGCTGTAGCTAAAACGGTTTTCGTCGATTAGGCTGGCGGTCATCATGGTATCGATGATTTTGCCGTTGACTGTGAAGCCCATGGCACGAATCCACCCAAGGTCGTATTGTGCGTTATGCATGATTTTGTCGGCAGGGCACTCGAATACTTTCTTGAGCCAGCGGGCCGTGATCCGTGCATCGAGGTTTCCGCCTCCTGCGTGACCGACGGGGATGTAGGTAGACCAGCCTGCGACAGCAATGGCGTAGCCCACGACTTCCCCGTTTTTGGTGGGCCAACCCGGACCGCGCTCTTTCAAATGCGGGTCGCGTGTTTCCACGTCGATGGCGATTTCCTTTGCATCGGTAAGGTCAGGAAACTCTGCAATAGGCACCCAATCTGTTTTGGGTGGGAACATTGCCATCTGTAGTTTGCCGGTCATTAGGCTACCTTCTTCTCTCTGAGGATTGCGATTTCGTAGTGCTTACAGCTTTCGCAGTACCACCCTCGTCGTTTGTTCTCAGCGGCGTGGATAATTTCTTTTGCTTTGTTGCCGCACTTTGGGCAGGGGATGGAAGTCATATCGGAAGTCATGTTTTTTTCTCACTAGGGCTTTGTTTAAATTCATCGGCAATAACCGCAATGACGCTGTCAATAAGGACATTTGAAAATCGTGTGTTGGTACCTTCTAGAGTATCCCAACCACCCACGGCCCTACCGTCTACTGAAAACCCTGACCGTGTTTCGACTTGTGCCTTTAAAAATTTAGTTGCTATGTCTTCGAACAACTCGCGTTGTACTTTTTCAGACCTAATGTATTTCCGAATTGCTTGATCCAGTTTTAAAAAAGAATTGTTTGAAGTCATAGTTCGTAAGCCTTTAAATAGTCATCGGGTTCTAATATGTAGAGGTTTTTAAGTGTCCTCGTGATGCCTACGTAGAAAGTTCTATGTAGCTCATCACCGGACTGCTCAAGCGCCGCGTTAGTAAGGTCAGGCATAAGCACAACGTTTTCGGCCTCGCCCCCTTTTGTACCGTGAATCGTGGACAATCGAATGCGAGGCTTGGCATTAAATTTTTCTCCCCGTCGAAGCATGGCTACGATGTAGGCACGGTCTTTATCGGGGATCTTATCCATGGCCTCATGCCAGATCATATCAGCGCCGATAAGTAAACCGTAATGTGCTTGCAAGGTTTTAAGGTCAATGAGCACGTCATCATCGTCATTAATTTTTTTAAAGCCACGTTTGATCCGAATGTTGTTGCCCGACATAAACGAGTAGATGGCTTTGATAGCACCCGCATGGATCGCCCTGCCTTTGCGCAGTTGCTCCCAACCGTTGATGGCAACCGACATCTTTTCGGGGATGGATCTTTGATCGTGGCCTCGTAAGAACAAATAGCCTTGCTCTTTTAACGTAGTGGCAATCGGGTGAAGCATATAGTTGGCGTGAGCCATAATGAGCCAAGAGCCGTGAGCCATGTCGAGTTGGTTGACATCCACGATCCGTTGCACAGAACCCATTTCATCGCGGGGACGGTAGGTTTTGGGGAAACGGTTTTTGATACGACTGACGACTCTTTCGGCAAGCTCGTGTACAGCACGAGGAACGCGGTGCGATTGCTCTAATGTTTCTGAGCCGCCGGGCAAGTTGATGAAGTGGTCTACATCCGCACCACCCCAAACGTAGATGGCTTGATCGTCATCACCGGCGCAGTACATCTTTTTAGATTTGGCGTCCAGTTTGTGAGCGATGTCCCACTGTAAGGGCGAAAGGTCTTGTGCTTCATCTAAAAAACACAAGTCGAAGTGGGGCAACAGAAAGTTTGCCTCCTCAATAAATTTTTGTAGCAGGTCGGTAAAGTCAAGAAGGTTATTAGCCGTCTTGTAGTTGTGGTAGCTACTAGCGACGTAATCTACCTCAAGCCACGTGTGGTTGATGTTGCTCCGGTTGTATTCCTGCCGCAGGTGGTTTTTCTTTGTGCGGGCAAGGTTGATAAGGGACAGAATTGGATGGTCGCTTGTTTTAACCGTAGTGTCCCATTCATCCACGTAACTGGTGCCGTTTAGCTCAAACCCAATGGCGTCGGACAGTTCTTTGTACTGTGCTGTCCCCATCATCTGGTGCTCTTTGATCGAGAGCAGTCTGTAAGCCAGCGAGTGGATCGTTCTGAAGTAAGGCAGGTCTTTGTCGGGGTCTAACTCAAAGCGCCGTGAGGCGCGTTCCTTGGCCTCTGCGGCGGCTTTCTTTGTAAACGCAAAGAACCCTATGGAACTAGAGGGCACTCCCTCAGACAGAGACTTGTCCACCATGTTAAGCAGAGTTGTTGTCTTGCCTGTGCCGGGAGGCCCGAAGATCCGGTACATTAGAAAGGTGCCTCACCGACATCAAAGGTAGCGCCTTCTATGGTGGTTTCTATGTGGTCTAGCTCATTAACGGGCAGTTGCCAGACACGCACGGGCTTACCTTTAATTTTAAGCACGACCGATTCACCGTTGATGTCCCGTAGGCGCTGGGCAATCTTGTGTGATTTGAATTCAGTAAATTTGTTTTTGCGCAGGAACGCATCGAAGTCCTTGAGCCGGAAGAAGATGGAGTCCGACTCATCGTCCACCCATGGACGGCGTAGTAGGATTTCTTCACGGTCTTCTGCCCGTTGACTGTTGCTACAGAACTCTTCAAGAAACTCGTAAAACTGCCCGGTCACTGACGCATCTTGCGATACCTCGATGATTGCACCGTCCGTCTCTGACATTTCCTTCATGAGTTGATTGATACGCCCTTCCCAACCGCGCTTAGGCAACGTCTGTGGCATAAAGTTCAACTGCTCTATACACGATTTTTGAAAAGCTATTTGGCTCAGAAGCGCGTCTGTATCGAGTTCTAAAGGAACCCCATTGACATCAAGAAACCACACCGGTGGCACGGAGTTGTATTTGCGCAGGTTAGCGATTGCCATGTCAGACACTGCCGCACCCACACCAAATTTTCGGGTGATGCACACATCTTTGTTGCAGTATGGTTGGATAGGCATATCCGAACACTTGTAGGCGTAGTCTTTACGCTCAAGCTGTTTAACGACCAGATTCACCTCGTTAAGCGGCAGAGGCGGATCAATATAAGACATATTGTGGTGCAGGATTTCATCCTGCCATGTGTCGGGATGCGCTTTACGCAAGTAAACGCCGACGTTGAACAAGCCGTTGTTACGACCACCCTCGCCTATTTTGTTGGCACAAATAGTTTGCAAACAAGGTGGCCCATCTACTATGGGAGTGTCTTCGATGGATTGGTGTGTAAGAGCTTCTACCTGCTCTTTGGTCTGGGCGGCATTGTCATAGAGTGCAAAAAACTCTTCGAGTGTCGCGGCGCTTCCATCCGCGTTAAAGGCATACCTGAGTCCATCTTCAGCGTCGTAATACGGAAGATTGAGAAAATTACCAACGTCCCCGCGATCAAGAAATAACTTAATCTGCTTTGGAAAAACTTCACTGCCACCATATCCTAACCCTGCCGCAATGTGTTGCAAGGTATCCTGCATCAATTTTGCATTGATCCAAGCTTTCGTAAACAAAAAACAATGTGCACCGCCGGACTTTGAGCGACAAACCACTAAAGGTAGCCCAGCATGGTCGATTTTTTCAATCAGTCGCTTGTGATCTAAAGGGTACTGGTCAATGTCAATACATCCCCAGACGCATTGATTATCCTCGTTGATTGGGATAATCCCAACACTGTTGCCTTTTCCCGATAGGTGCCCTTCCCAAAGCTCCATGGTCCGTGGTTCACGAAGGAGGGATGCTTTACCAGTATTCTTGCCGTCAGCTTTTTTACTATCGATTTTAAAAGTGCCATAAGCACCTTTAAGGCCATCAAAGATAGCCGAAAACTTTTTTGCATCAGACATTGTCTGTTCCCAAAAGAGAGGGGCCGAAGCCCCCCGTTACCCCTAAAATGGAACGTTATCTTCACCAACCTCATCGTTAGCGTGTTTAACTTCCACATCCCCTGCCATGATCTGCTCGTTGAACAGTTTGGCTTGCTGGTAGAACCCCGCGTTATCGACCATGCCGTCTAGCGAGATTTCCCAACCGTGCCAAGAACCTTTAGAGTTCTCTTCAGAAACGGTCTTTAGCTTGTATACGTGGCTAAAGCGTGGGGGATTGAACGGTCCATTTTTGCCCATAAGGGTACGCTGGGCGATCATGGAGTTCCATTTGCGCGACTTTTTCAACTGAGTTGATTTCATCGCGATGAGTGCAGTGCTGACAATTTCACCATCAATCACCAACACAAAGTGCTGGTGCGTTTCTTCAATGTAAGTGCCATTACCGCCGACAACGTAATCACGATTGTCGTCCTTGCTACGTTCTGTTTGTGGACGTTCCTGATCCGGAGTAAAGATATTCACCGGTGCACCAGTGCCTTGACCCCTCGGTGCCCACTCAATAAAACGTCTTTGGTACGCACAGGGTATGACCAAGATACCGTCTTTACCTTTGAACGTCTGGTTGGTCACGGTGTTCAGGATGTCACCGGCCTTCGCATCGTCCAAATCGTCAAGCACTGGGTCTTGACGACTCAATACTTTCAGGAACGGTAATGCAAGATCATCTTGCCCTATGTTTTCTAGACCCTTACCAGCGTCTTGTTCGAACATCGATGCGTCGAACGTAACGATGTCCTTGTCTTTCTGCACAGCTACTTCTGCTTTCGCCATGTTATTTTCCTCTCTTGATTGTTGCACGTTGACCGACAAATGCGCCGAACAGTTCCATAGGGAATTCTTCCCCCTGTTCGACGCGCTCTTTCACCCACGCTTTTAGCGTGCTGGGATGCACATCCGTTTTTTGTTCGGGTGAGTAACCCATCTTTTGTGCGGCTTCGATGAAGCGGTAAGCCGCGCCATCTTCGCCTCGACCGAAGTTGCACGCCACCGTGTTTTTGATGATGTCTCCGAACTCATTATCTCGAAGCCATTCAAACGCGGCAGGTTTGTTTTCGGCTTTTATGTGTGCGCCATACGTGGGTCGGACTTCAATTTTTGATCCGTCCTCCAGCTCAAATTTAGTAATGCCTAATTCAAGCAGAAGCGCTGGTAGGTCTTCATCGGTTAGTTTTAACAGTTCGCGTTTCTGTTCTTTAAGCTTACCTTCGAGTTCAGAGATCAAAGCCTCTTTATCGCGTACAGCAATTGCTAGATTCGCCACTGATTGCAGTCCGCCGTCTGATACTGCCTCGACGTTGGAAGCCCCGGACTGGGTGTCAGCTTCCATGAAATCCAAGAGCACATCGCTCATTTTAGTCTCCTTTCGTGGTTAGGCCCGTTGTTTTTGGGCTGGAAAGAGACCATAGCATCATATATCATTGCATATCAAGCGTTGGAGATAAAAATGTTTCAGTTCAAGACAGAGCCATATGAGCACCAGCGGGACGCCTTTGTAAATTCGTGGAGACGCCCGTACTACGCGCTTTTCATGGAGATGGGGACAGGTAAAAGTAAAGTCACTATCGATACGATTGGCGCTTTATTTGAGGAAGGCGAGATAGATACTGTGTTAGTTGTGGCACCAAAAGGTGTCTTCGACAACTGGGTAAAGCAAGAGATACCACGGCACCTACCTGACCGTATCCCAAGATCCGTGGTCCGTTGGCAACCCAACTTTACCAATAAATTCAAGGACGCGTTGCGTAAGATTGCGGTGCCTTCGGAGCGTGAGGCGGGACATTTGAACGTGCTGGTCATGAACACCGAGGCTTTCAGCACTGACAAGGGTACGAACGTGGCGATGAAGTATCTGCGCAACAACCCTCGTAATTTTATGGTTGTTGATGAGAGCACCACTATTAAGAACAAAGGTGCGGTGCGCACCAAGAATCTGGTCAAGGTCGGCAGGGAAGCAAAGTACCGCCGCATTTTGACAGGCTCGCCTATTTCTAAGTCGCCAATGGACTTGTACACGCAGTGTGCCTTTCTTGATGACAGGGCTTTAGGCTTTGCCAGCTATTACAGTTTTCAATCTCGATATGCCGTGGTCCGTCGTCGGACGTTAGGGGCGCATAGTTTCCAAGAAATTACTGGATACCAACGCCTAGACGAGCTTGGCAATAGGTTGGATGAGTTTAGTTTGCGTGTTTTGAAGCAAGATTGCCTTGATTTGCCGGACAAAGTGTATACGAGACGAGAGATTCCACTCAGCACAGAGCAGAAAAAAGTATATGTACAGATGCAAGAGTTTGCTTTAGCGATGTTAGAGAAAGGCGAGTTGTCCACGACACAATCTGTCTTGACGCAGATCATGCGCCTACAACAAATATGCTGTGGTTTTCTTCAACCAGACGAGGGTGACATACAGGAAATCAAAAACAGTCGCATTGAAGAGTTGCTTAACGTGGCTGAAGAGACCCAAGGTAAAGTCATTATCTGGGCAACGTGGTCCTACGACATACGCCGCATAGAGGACGCGCTACGCAAGCGGTACGGCAACGACAGCGTAGCATCCTACTATGGCGAAACCGACCAAGATGATCGGCAAGATATCGTAGAGCGTTTTCAAGACCCTTCCTCCAATTTACGTTTTTTTGTGGGACAACCCCGAACAGGTGGTTATGGCATCACGCTCACAGAAGCCAACACCGTTGTTTATTTCAGCAACAGTTATGATCTAGAAATTAGGCTTCAGTCAGAGGATCGCGCACACCGAATAGGACAGCAGAAGAGCGTGACCTACATTGACTTTGTGTGCCCTGACACCATCGATGAAAAGATTTTACAGGCGCTACGTGACAAAATAAATCTCGCAGGCACTGTTTTGAGAGAGGATGTTGCGGGGTGGTTAGCCTAAGCTACCGATACCCCCGCGAATCATCTGAGAAGCCTCGTCCTCTGGAAACAACGCGGCGTATTGCATGCGCTGTTGTGGGTTAGGTTGAGCTTGTTGTGGTGCCCCTTGTATCTGTGGCAATGGTGGTAGCTGGACCAAAGGCTCGCTGGGCGTCGGTGGAGGAGCCGGTACAGGTTCTTCTTCGATAATGGGTGCTGTTACCGCCTGCTCTATGTCTTCTTCAAGTTCACGAGCCGTGGCCGCACCGCCGCGACGTGTAACATCTAAACCTTTTTTCTTGAAGTAATCAGTGACCCTGTTAACTAGGTTAAGCTTTTCTTTTTCAGAAGCAGGCTTTTTAAGGTACATCGCCAGTAGCTTTGGATCTCGAATCAAGTCCAGCATTACGTCCATTTGCAAAGCCAAAGGTATGTTGGCGAAAACTTCGCGCATCGCTTTAGAACCGGCACCTGCGGCAATAAGTGACTGATTTCCACCACCCAATATATCTGAACCCATCGTACCTAGCTTGGCACCAGAGATACGTAGGAAAAGGTCAAACACAGGGCCTGAGTTTTCGGCTAACTGATCAATCGTACCCGCGTTAAGACCTGCTTCGTACTTGATCATTTCGCGAAGCATAGAATCTAAGTTTTTAGCTTCCACATCAGACATCAAGCCTTTGTTTTTCATGTAGTCAAGCAGACTTACGCCATCTGTACCTGTGCCTCGAATAGGATCGGTAAGGCTTTCCCACATGGCGGATGGACTAAATCGTGTCCCAGTCGAGCCACCTTTAGTCATTACCCATTCCAAAATTGCACCTTGCAACGCCTTTTTGGCACCCGCTTGCTCTGCTTCTGGCGCTCGCATAGCCACGCGGGTCAAGTTGTCTAACGATCTAAGTGGCGCTCGATTACCCGCAGACAAAGCTTGAGATACGGAAAAAACGGGGCTTTCGGCGTTTTCGCCCAACAAGTTTTGAAAGTTTACTTGGCGACGAATCTTTACTTCTTTTTGCCTGTTGTATTCTTTAGTACGGTTCAACAAAACAGAAGCTGTGTTTAAGTTTTCCAAATCGCTACGGAGTGCAGGGAACATGTCAAGCAACTCTGAATGGTCTCTTATCCAGTCATACAAAGCTTTTTCGTTTATCTTCCCCGTTGCAGTAGGGTCAAGGGCCTTGGCCCGTGCACTACGAAGCATGGCTTCATATACGGTGTCAATGTTAGCCATCGTCTGTTCAGCGCCTTCTAGCCCCTCATCTGCCGCAAATTGAGCTACCTTTTGTAAGTCGCGAATACGCATCAAAGTGGGGTCTGCCCCGCCTCGAAGCAGACGGTCCATAAGTGTTTCTACGGGAATCCGTTCGGCACCCGTTCGTTGCGTAGCAAGAACATCACCAGTAAACGCTCTGGTGTAAACATCATTTAAAGCTTTAGAAAACTCTCTTGCCGCAGTGTATGCCTGAGAGATGGACTCATCAGGAATGCGTTGCAAATCTTCCAGTATGGCTTCTGCAAACTCTCCCGCAATTCGAGCAGAATTGTTTTTACCTTGTGACCGTAAGGTACGAGCGAGTTCCGTCGCTACACTGCGCATGTCCACCAATTCTGTAGAAGACAATGTCGCATCCATCATGGTCTCAAAGCCTTGCGACTCTTCAGCTTTACGGTTTACAAATTTGTTTAAAGGCGCGAGGTCCGCGATTATCAGTTCTCGCTTTTCGGGCGTGTCAGGAAGTCGGGACCATATGTCCATAAAGGCTGGACGCTCTGCGCCCATCATGTCAATGGTGTACTCAGGAATGGCTTCCCAAAGCTCTGTTTCTTGAGCGCGAGCTTTTCTTAGCTCTGCTGACGCAATGTCATACAAAGCCTGACCAAGCTCTGCATTTGATCGCTCATCCTCGCCACCTACTCGACGGTAAGCCTCTAACTGCTTTTCTGTTCTAGCAGATAGCCGTTCTGTCAAACCTGCGTTAAACAGGTCGTTAAGTGTTTGAGCGGAAGCTTCAAGCGCCTCTCGATCTCCCGACTGAGACATCAATAAGACTTGTGCTCGAATAGACTCAATAGCGGATTCCGCCGCCGCCGCACGATCAGTACCTAAACGAGGTGCGATATTTTCAAGGTATTTTTCAATAGCCAGCAATGTAGGACTTCCAGCTTTTGCACCGGCTGTCAACTCAATGGGATTACCAGCTTCATCACGTAAAGCGCGTCCCGTGGCCTCTAGTTGCTCAATGATGAAGTCAACATCTTCGCCACTGCCCTCTAACAACAAGCGAAGACGATCTGTGGCCTTTTGCAATCGGTTTTCTTTAACACCTGACACAACAGCGCGTATGCCACCTTGATCAAACCGTCTTTTTACATCTCTAAAAAAAGGGCCAACCTGATCGTAATTTTTGAAAATAGATATGCCGCCTCGAACTATTCCGGGAATAGTTAAGCCTGTAGTAAGACCACCAACTGTTTCTGAAAAAAGTCGAGGTATAGTTTCACCTTCATACTTTTCTTCCGCAAACCCTGCACCTATCGTAGCGCCTGCACCAAACCCTGCTTCCGCTGTAGCAGTAAGCAAAGGGTTCTTTCGAGCTTCTTCGGCTGTTTTAGACAGCATTCTTTCAGAGCCACGAATAAAACGAAGCTTACGAGTACCTTGACCACCGGTTCGTAAAGCTTCCCGCATTGCAGGTGAAGTCAGGGCCTGCATCGCCGCTTGGTCACCGCGATAAGCTTTAGAGGCTAGAGGCACAACCTCGTCGTTCATCTTCGCTAGATTGTCTAAATACTGCGCGGCTCCAAAGTTTACATTTTTGGAAATCGCCCAAGGTGTAGCAAAAAAACCTGCAACGGTCGCCGCAGTTTTACCCATTTCTTCGTCAGCCGTAGTGCCGGGAAGAACAAGATCTTCTTCGCCCATCAACTTTTCTTGAAAGTAATCTACAGCACCCTGACCACCAATAGCTCCAACCAAAGTAGTCACAATAGGCACGCCAAATTTAAGCGCAATAGTGGGTGGACTAACCGGTGGTACGCCTGCGGTCATTGCGGCACCTAATTTTGCACCGCCAATAGCCCCACCAAAAGCACCTACCTGACGTGGCGCTTCTTTCTTAAACCCTTCTCCAAAAGACCCTTCTCGGATAGGTTTGCCATCAGGGTTTACAAGAAACGATCGGATAATGTCTACGTCACTAAGCCCCCGTTGATCTGGCGTAAGTTCAGCAGTGCCTTCCGTTAAATCGAAAACAGTAGAAGTTCCGTTACGCAGGCGAGCATAACCGCCCGTAAAATACTCCGGTTGCTCCTCTTCCAAAGCCGCCGCAATCTCCTGAGCTAAAATAGGTATAGCTTTATTTGACCCGCCCAGTTCCCTTACAAAAGCATCTAATTCGTCTTGCGACAAAGTAATGGGCGTAGGACCTGACAAGATGTCATCGTCATCATCTACCATTAGTTATTCCTCAAGGCACCGCGTAAGGCATTGACTACGCCTTCTTGATTAGCACTGGTGCTATATTGATCCGGAACTGTTTGCAAAAGTGACAACAGGCGACGTAGCTCACGGTTGTTAGCTTCAATATCTGGAATCAATTCAGATGAAACTCCACCAGCCATTTCAGAAAGATTGCGATACAACTGACCTTTTGCAAGACGTTTCAGTTCAATTAGCTTGTTAGCCTCTGATTCAGGATCTCTTAAAATAGCATCGGGGTCCGGGAACAATTCCGCTACGTTTTCCATTTCAGCAACAGGGAATCGTGGGTTCACAACAAGTGCAGAACGTCCTAACACACGTATTCCACGCAAGGCTTGTCGTGCAGATTGTGTTTCTAAATCGCTTGCAAATGGTACACCAAAGCCGCCCAGCGTATTTGTTACAAAAGCAGAAAACGCCGCGAAAGGACCGGTTCCTTCTAATGCCGCTTGCATAGCATTTTCTGTGGTCATGTTTAGTAGTGCATTTAAATCAGCCTGCTCCTGTGCCGTCAACGCTACAGCATTAACCGTGCCGTCAGTATTACGTGAGCCACCTTTGGCGTTGTTTGAAATTACAGCAGTATTAAACTCGTCTTCAGAAGCATCTGGTGCGACACCTAAAGCTTCACGAAGTTCCATAGCCGCTCTCTTACGCTTGTTCAGCGTAGTAATGACTTGATATGTAATGGTGTCACTTAATGGAGCGGCACCCGCAGGCATGGGCACCGTATTACCATCATCATCTTGATAAGTACGACCCCCGTCGAAGCTTAAGTAGTTATCACCGTTAATTAGGTAAGCCTGTGCAGTCTTTGCACCGGGGTCCGTGGCGATTGTATTAATGCTAAATACATCACCGGTCGTGGACGCCGCATTAGCGGTAGACGCCTTGTTAACAGCCTCTTGACCTTCGGGTGTGTTTATATCAACAAACTCACGCGTGTTGGTTTCAAGGTTAGTCAAAACTCTGAAGTTAGCTTTGTCACTGTCTGCTGTTGGCTTTTCATACGGCATCGCGCCAGCATCTAGCGCTTTTTGGTAATCAGCAAAACCTGCTTGAGTATCAATGTTGAAAGCCTTAACACCACCTTCTGGCATTGTTAAAAGCTTTGCCTCAGACTTGAAAGACGTTGGATCTAAAATATCTTTTGCCAGAGTCGCACCAATAGTTTGCTTGAAGTCTTGCGCCCCTTGCGCTTGTTGCATAGCTGTTTGTAATGCAGACGCTTTGAGTGCCCGATCTGTTGTACGACGTTCCGCGTCCCGTGCACTAATTTGTGCAGGTAGTTGAGATGCCGCCGCCGCAAGCTGAGAGGCAAAAGGTTGACCCGCAACACTTTGACCACTTCTGGGATCCACGCCCGCCGCCAAGTTTAAACCTGCTTGTGCAATGTCAAAAAATGTACCGGCGCGTCTAGCTTGCCGCGCCTCCTCATCGTCACCCAATATTTTTTGGTACATGGGTAACAAGGATTCGTAGTAACCCGCAACGGTCTCCGCGCTAGGTGGTTTGGCTAGGCTACCAAACGTTTCCATGATGGTGTTTATACCAGCTATACCAGCGGGAACCGTACCTGTACCGTCGGATCCGGTTTGTAAGTGAGCAACAGCCCCGCCTTGGTTAAAATTTTGTGGAGCAGGAGCCTCCGAAGCCCCTGCCATCATCAAGCTACCTACGCCCTGACCCATATCAGTGCCGCCCATGTCAACGTCACCAACCATTTGTTGCATCAATTGTGCAATGCCCGTGTCCATCGCGCCTTCTTCGGTCATCATGATGGTGGGCTGGACAAGAGCCAGAACCGTTTCAGGTGTCTGGCGTGCGTCTTCCTCGCCTACAAAGCCTGCAAGCTCTTGATAACGCGCTTCTAGTGGCTGTTGGTTGCCTCGAATAGCATCAATCACCTCTTTAGGCGACTCTGCTTGATCAAGCGATTGCATGGTGCCTTCAAGATATTCTTGACCCATTTGAGCGCCAGCCGCTTCAGCTTGACCGACGGCCATCATGGCCTCATCAGGAGTCATCTGCGCTGGACCGCCCATTTGTCGAAAGAGTGGTCTGTCTAACGTGTTCATTAAAATAGCCCCATTGCTTGACCGCCCTTCGCGGCACTTAATCCTGCAATACCTAACCCAGCAATCTGCTGTGCAACACTAGGGTCAGGTGTTTGTGACATGGTTGTCACCGACTGAGACGACGGCGTACCACGATAAATATCACTCAAGAACGCATACTGTTGGTATGGGAACTGTTGCTGTTGCAAGTTAGTTTGACGCTGTGCGTCTAGAACCGCCTGCTGTAGCGCCTGCTCCTGACCACCAAGGGCCGTGAGCCGTTGTATGTCGGTTCCGCGCAATTGCTGACCAAGCTGGCCTAACTGAGCTTGTTGCTGGCCTAGTGAAGCAATTTGCTGACCCATGCCTGCGCCTTGACCGGCAAGCTGACCCAGTTGCTGACCGAACTGACCACTAGCCTGACCCAATGCAATCATCTGGTTAATGTCTTGCTGACCAAGCTGACCGAATTGTAGCCCAAGATTGCTAAGATCCTGAGCGGCTTGACGACCAAACTGAGCGCCCTGCATGCCAAGTTGAGCACCTTGTAGCCCCATCTGACCTGCTTGTTGCGCTCCCGCCAAGCCCATCTGACCCATTTGTTGTGCGGCGGCGGCACGTTGTTGTGCGCTTTGCAACCCAAGTGCACCCGCCTGTTGACCTGTTTGAGCCTGAAGACCGCGAGCCTGTAATCCAAGCGCGGCGGCCTGCTGTGCGGCCTGTTGTTGAGCCTGCGCACCCTGCATACCAAACTGACCGGCCTGCTGTGCGGCAGAGAGTCCCATTTGACCAGCTTGCTGTGCGGCGGCTTGTTGTTGCTGTGCGGCTTGCATCCCGGCCTGCAAGGCTTGTTGCTCCGCTGTCATGCCCATTTGAGCACCTTGGAGACCAAGAATTCCTGCCTGCTGTGCGGCTTGACGTTGTGCCTGAGAAGCTTGCAATGCTGTTTGAGCGCGTTGTTGTTCAGCAGATAAACCTAACTGACCCGCTTGTAATCCAAGTGCACCGGCTTGCTGTGCCGCTTGCTGTGCACGTTGTGCCGCCGCAAGATCAAACTGACCTGCTTGCTGTGCCGCACCTACGCCTAATTGTGCCGCTCGTTGTGCCGCTTGTTGTTGCTGTTGAGCCGCATTTAATCCAAGAGCGCCTGCCTGCTGTGCTGTCTGTGCACCAAGACCTGCGGCTTGCAAACCTAATCGAGCGGCTTGTTCTTGCGCTCTTGCCGCCTGCTGTGTACCCGCCAACCCGGCTTGTGCCGCTTGCTGTGCCGCAGAAGCACGAAGCTGAGAGCCTTGAAGACCAAGACCAGCCGCTTGTGTCGCGGCTTGTTGCTCTCGACCGGCTACGTCCATACCAAGACCAGCCGCCTGCTGTTGTGCTTGGAGTGCGGAGGCGATGCCTTGCTGGCCTAACTGACCTGTAAGTTGCGCCGCCTGCTGTTGTCTACCGCGAGCCGCTTCAAACGCTTGTTGCGCCTGCTGAGAAGCTTGGCTAAAGCCCGCTTGTCGCATCTGGGCCGCTGTCCGCGCTTGTTGCTCCAACACATTACGCTGAAGTTCCTGTTCCGCGACAGCTTGACGTGATCCGCCAAACGCACCTCGTGACACAGCCTGTGCCCGCAAACCTTGACCAGCAATATCGCCCTCACGGCGAATATCTTGCAGGGCCTGTTGCACAGCCGCTTGTTCGAAGGGGTTGAAGAAAGAACTGACCTGACTACCGGGATCAAACTGAGCCGCACTGCCTCTAAGTCCCATCTGGGCGCGACCAGATTGTCGTAGTGCTTGCTGACCTAAAGCACCAAAGCCTGCCGCTCCTTGAGCCGCGACATCCCGTGCAGTGCCTACGGCACCTGCTAAACCAGCTTGGCCTGCGCCAATCTGTTGTGAAGCGTCTTGTACGGCCTGTGCAAGATCAGTACGAGCCATGCCGCCAATCTGTTGAGCACGTGATGCAATATCTGTAAGACCGCCACGACCTAATGAAGCTTCAAGAGAGGCTCTTTGAGCCGCTTGTTGTAACTCAGGAATCGCGCCTTGCGCCGCCTGCGCCGCCTGCTGTCCAGCAGAAAGAATACCTTCTTGACCAACACTCGCTTGACCCAACATACGTTGCGCCGCTGTTTGCGCCGCTTGTCCGGCTTGTGCCGCACCACCGTAAAGGCCACGTTGCGCCGCTTCAGTTTGTCCTGCAATACCCGCTTGCTGTTGGCCGATACCTAAATCAGCGCGTTGTGCCGCAAGGTTTGCCGCCTGTACCCCGCCAGATAAACCCGCTTGCGCTAATTGTGCTTGACGAGCGCCTTCTGCCGCACGAGAAGCTAAACCTAATCGTCCAAACTCTGCTTGTTGCGCCGCTTGACCTGCCGCACCAAACAAATCAGATCTTGCTTGACCTGCCGCACCAGAAAGACCAGCTTGCGCTAGTTGCGCCTGCTGTGCCGCCGCTTGACCAGCACCCAAAATACCTGTAGCTCCGCGACCCGCCTCAGTCAAAGCACCTTGAGCCGCACCACCTAAAACGCCTTGCGCTCTAGCCGCTTCTTGTGCCGCCGCTTGACTTGCTATACCTAAACCTTGCTGTCCTAGCTGTGTTGCCGCTTGAGTTTGTTGTGCCGCACGCGCTAAATCTTGACGACCCACATCCGTTGCACCAAAGCCCATTTGTGTGGCTTGTCGAAGACTTTGCTCTGCCGCTTGTCGGTATGACTCCGGCATCGCTCGTTGAGCCGCCGCCTGTTGAGCCGCCTGTTGTAAGACATCTTGCCCTGCACGGGTAGCGCCAAAGGCTTCTTGTAAACCACCTAATCCAACATCTTGCGCGGCCATTGCGCCTTGGCGCATGAGGTCTGTAGCGCTTTGAAGGTAAGGTTGATATGTGCCAATACCTTGCTGGGCTAGTTGAGCCGCCTGTTGTTGCATGGGCGAAAGGCCCGCAACCTGAAAGGCAGGGGGCATGCCCCGCGTGACGGGTTGTTTTGTTACAGGATCAATACCTGTAACTTGACCGCCAATAAAGCGTTGAACATCCTGAAGTAAACCGAGGCGATACGCCTCAATTTCAGGGTTTTCTTGTACTATCTGACGTGTTGTTTCAGTTGCCACTGATAGCACCTCCCTCGAAGCGACGCATTATGTCGTACATACGTTGCATGCCTTGCTCTCTATCGCCACCGCCTGCGCCTCTTACAGCACGTGCGGTCATAACAAACTCGCCATCACTTAACATAGCAGGGATGTCGTCTGACGTTTCTGTGCCGGGGCCAGATATAGCGCCGTTCATTCTTGGAAACGCTACATCGCCACCGTTTGCGGCATATCGGAAGACACCGGGTGCATACATAGCTCTGTTTTGCTCAAGCAAACTCATGCCGGTAGCACCACCATAGGGGTCATACAAAGGCTCCATTTCAGGTGTCTCAAAGCCACCTGCGGCACCCATAGCTCCTGCGGCTAAAAGTGAAATAGGACCGTATTTTTGGAACATGCCGGGTTGCACACCGGCTTTAGCCGCGTTTACCGCTTCTAAAACATATTTAGAAGTTTCGCCCTGCGTTAATCCCATTGATAATGCTTCTTGTCGAGCTAATTGAGCGGCATCCATACCCGCACGGCTTGCCTCCATAGCAATTTCAGCGGGAGAACGACCGCCTCTAAATAGATAATCACCCGCTCTCTCAAAAACATTTCGACCAGAATCAACAGCTTGTAAATAAGACGGAGTAACGTCCGGAGTAGCTGTTCCAGAAAGAACATCACCCGCAGTTGTAGTGTTTGAAATATTCAAAGTACTGGGATCTACGCCTTGTGGTAAGGGTTGTCCTGCCGCTGTCATGCCAGAAACTTGTTCAGGTTGAAGCAGACTAGACGAAATATCCCCTGCTACGGGTGTGCTAACAGCTCCCGCATTGGCGGCCTGTCCAACAAAATCTGTACCTACGGCAGGCGAAGGTGTCGTGGGTGAAAGACCTTGAGCAACTTGTGCTTCAAGAGGGGTTAAACCGCCGGAGGGAGTCATGTTTAAAGGTGATAAGTCACTTGCGGGAGGTAAGGCACCGGAAGGTGGTGTAGTAGCAGGTGTAGCTCCTACGTTTTGTGCAACTACATCAGACGTAGCACTGGTAGCGGCTTGTTCTGCTCCACCAAACGGGTTTTGGAATTTAAAGGGGTCGTCACCCATCGCCGTTTCGGCACCGGTAATCTTTCCACCAACATAACCTGCCGCGCCACCAATCGCGGCGGCTTTTAACACGTCTTTTAAGTTCCCGCCTTGTATGGCTGTGCCTAAACCAGAGCCAAGTGCGCCAGAAAGAACGGTGCCCATGCCCGGAAACACAGCATTTAAAGCAAAAGGCAGTACAACTGGAGCTATCTTTTTAAATACTTTTACAACTTTCTTGACGGCTTTTTTAACGCTTTTAAAAATTTTCTTAAGAAAAAACTCAGGTTGACCGGTAACGGGGTTAATAGAGTTAAACTCGCTACCAACAACATAACGCTCTGGTTCGAGGCCCATGTCCCGCATTTCTTTGAACAACTTGGCCTTGAGCCGTGGGTTTAGATCCAAAACCTGTGCAGGAATAACCGTTTCGCCTTCTGCCGCGTGAACCATGTACTCATCTTCGTACCGTCCATACTCTGCAAGCTTGTCAGCTACTTGTTTTACTCCGGCAATGCCGGTTTCTGGAATATAATCGTCGTTGGTTGCTTCAGCCCACTCGCCAGTGGTCGCTGTAAGGAAAGAAGCAAGACCGCCTTCAGGAACCTCAAAAGGCTCTGGTTTTTTGTAGTCTTGAGCTATTGCCGCCATGTGTCATACCTTTCGTGAAGAGCCTATTTAGGTAGTCGTTACAGTTACTGTACCGACTGCGCTAGAGGCCGCGACACCAGCGGGATGCGGCTTATGCGAAAGTGTTATTTTCAGGATCCCATCTTGCTGAAAAACAGCACCAACTTCAAGTCCCGAGTCATTAGTTGGTAAGTTCGTCAAGGTTAAATCCGTCGCTCGAACATCACCGGGGTTGTTTAACTGCTCCAAAAATACTGAAAACGATTGTACCACAGATGCCATATACGACTGATCGTACATTCCCGGCGGTACTGGGAACTGCGGTCTTACAAGACGACGCGAACTCATTAGCGCCTACCATCGGGTCTTATATCAAGCCGTGGGCTACCCAAACGCCACTTGACGCCAAGCTCATCTCCATTAATACGTAGTGCCAAACTTCGACCTCGCAACCGTATATGCGCTTGGTCTGTAAACTGCTCTACAGGAACCGTAGCGCTTCGTACAATGTCACTGGTTGATGTAGAAGTGTATGCCGCACCGGGAAAGTTTCTGGTTTTAACAACAAAATCTACAGACGGAGAGGTAGCCGTAGACCCGTCAAATGTGATGTCGGGTATTAAACGGCGTATAAACGCAAAGTTGTCGCCATCGCCAATGTCAATTTGACTTGATTCAATGTAACTATCCACCGCTTGACTGGGCACGGTACTGCCGTCATCAATACCAAACTCATGGTTGTAGACGTAATGGTCGGTGCCCGTGGCCCGTGGGTATCCGTTGATGCCCCGATCAACCCATGCAGTACGTGCTAAATTGCCGTAATACCACACTTTTTCTAGATAGTTATACACAACGTATCGGTCAACTTCATCTGAGTCTGCCGACGGGTAGAACCACCACACTTCGTTATAAGAAGAGTTTAATGTTGCAAACGTTTTTTCAGCCTGCGCATCGTTAAAGTCGTTAAATACATACGACCTAACAGTGCAAGGTAGCTTTTGCACTTGACCGTTGTAGACGTAGAAATCCTCAATGCCCATCCAAAACACCATGTCGTCCACAGCTTTTGTGGCATTTGGTGCCATGATGGTCACGTTTTCAGAGATTAGATTCACACCAAACGTAAAAGGCGGACCTAAGAACTGCATGGCATAGACCGCCGTGTCCGTAAACACAAGAACTTGCTGACGTGTTTCGGTCGCAGTGACAATTTCTGAACCTGAACCCAAACGCAGGTCACCTGCGGTGTTAGTCGCCGTTGATTGCCAAACAGTAGGGTCTTCTTGATCACTAAACCGAATCAACATGGGATCCTGCACACCAATATTGTTTTCAGGGTCACAGCCAAACACAATTACGTGCCTGTCCCGATCCGAAACTAATACCCCTTTAGCTATTGTAGGTGTCGTGCTGTCTGAACCAGACCTATCCGACAAAGCCACCGCTCGTTGGTAAGGCGAACTGCTTGTGCTTTTATCCCAATAAAAAATACCACCGTCGCGAACATTGATAATTAAATCTTCACCAAAGTTATCATGTGACCACAAACGTAAAATGTCGGTAACGGCTGTTAATGTAGCCGTACTGCCCCATGTACCACGGCCCCACGTACCTGCGCCCCAACCGGAGCCAGCTACCGATGTATCCAGACCTACGTTTATTTGATACGCGCCCACAATAGAAGAGCCGCCGTTACCGGTATCACTGGAGTTGGCAGTTACTGTTGTGCCGCTAGTGTCTTTGGCAGTAATAGTGTACGAGTTAGCTGTGGGTACTGTAACTATTTGATATTCTTGGTTTAAAACAGTTGCTGTGATGTTGCCACCCAACGTAACAGCACCACTGAAAGTAACAAAGTCGTTAGCTACAGCACCGTGTCCGTTATCGGTTACAGTAAGGGTTGAGCTACCATTAGTAGCGGCAAAAGTAACATCGCCCGCCGCAGTAGTGGCTCGAATAGGTGTAATGTCATTATAGCCACCACCTTCTTCAACATAGTATTTAAGGTGTGTACCTACGCCCATAAAAGACGTGCCGTCTAAAGCTTTAAACGGTTTTAGTCCGCGAGCCGTGCCTTGAAATTCAGAGTTAGAGATTCTCTCCCATCCTCCAATTCTTTCAGGCACACCCTGCCTAAAACGCACTTTATCGCAGTCGAACCATCCTCCTTCATTGGTGTAGGAGGTGGTGTCTCTAACAATACCGGGTCTGAATTGAAGTTTGGTAAGCGGCATACATTAGTACGTCCACATTATAGGATCACTATTTGTCGCTTGAACAGTATTACGCATACCCTTCTCCGTATCGACCTGTGCGAATCATTTCGCAAACTTCGTTGGCGCGTGATCCTACCTGCTTGGCCCAACGAGAATCGTAAAATTCGTCAGCGGCTTTCGAGTAATCCCCCGCTTCCATCGCCGCAAGAGCGTTTTTGAAACCCAGCAGGCGCGTCATACCTAGATTAAAACACAGGTTAACGATGGCGTCTTGACGTACGGGATCAAGGTCCATGAACCACGACAGTGCGATCAATTCTTGCTTGCATCGTTTGATGTCGTTTTCCAAAAGGTAATCTATTTCATCGTCTGATAAACCTAAGCCGTTGTTTTCGCTTATGTTTCTGCCCACGCCAATAGTCTCAAAACCAGCCGGACACAGATAACAAAACTTCTTTACACCTTCATGGCGCTTTAATTGTGTAATGAGCTTACTCATTTGCTATCTCGCATCTGACTTGAACCGAAGAAATATGAGACGACCGCACTTACCAAGCCGCCCATGTAACCCAGCACAAGGTTAATAAGCTCCATTGAATTTTGCTCTGGCGGCATGATCGTAATCATGGCGATGTACCCACAAAAGAAAAACACCATTGTGATTGCGATAATTTTGGCTGTCCAATCTTGTGCGAAGGTCCTTCGAGCATCCTGAATGTCTTTAGTTTCAAGCGCAAACACGTCCACTTCGAGTTCCTTCATGCGGACCTCAAAATCCAATTCAGCTTTTTTGATTTCAGCTAACTGCTCAGGTGTAGCTTGTTGTAGGGCTTTTTCTATTTTTGCTGGAACAGGATCGCAACCAAGCACGTTTGCCAACATAGATGCCGCCGCACCGCCGACAGGACCGCCCAAAGCGGACCCAAGTGTAGGAGCAAGGGATCCTACTAACCCTTTTACTTTGTCAAAATTCATCTAACAAACTCCGCCAACCCCATAAATAAGGTTATTAAAGTAGCTAAAAGACCAACACCCCAAACAATGTAACGTTCTATTTTGGCAAAACCGTCTTTTGCATCTTGCTCTAACTTGTCAAAACGACCGTCGTGTTTAGACAAAATATCTTGAATAGCTTTGTAACGAACTAGACATTCGCGTTCGTGAGCATCTAATCTCATCAAAGCTTTTTCGCCAATGTCCATATGCAACTCACTGTAAGGGGTTAGCTAAATCGTCCATGGCGCTCCAAAGATCATTTATTTCTCGTTGGATACGTGTTAGGCGCTCATCTACATCACTTAGCGACTCTACCCGATTTTGCACAGTAAGGACAGATTCAGCATTACTTTTCTCAACAGAAGCTACCCTGTCCCGCATATCTAAAAGCTCTTTTTGAGCTTCCATGATGGCCTCTAAATTAGTTCCTAATTCTGCTAATTTACCTTGCAACCCTGCAACATCATTATCTTCTAGAGATTGTTCTACGCCTGAAATAATGACTTGATAAGCTTGTAACTTGGTGTCTGAATTTTCTTTAAGGTCCGTAAACCGTGCTTCAAGAGTGTTAGCTTGTGCAACCGCCGACTCAACCGCTTCATTTTGTGCTTCAAGTTCTGAGAAAAAACTAGACACGGCCCAAATACCACCACCTAAAGACGAACCAAAAGTAAATAAAATGGCAATCCAAATACCCTTAAATTTAGTTCCGCCTACGTCAATCTCTATATCTTCAAGGGCCATATGTTATTCCCTGCTCTTGTAAACACTGCTCTCTTTCTTCAGTGCTGTAATTGAACCAGCAACCGCCTTCAGGAGAGGTAATCCAAAACTCCTGAGTCTCTGCTCTTGTAAGAACATCTTCCGCCTGTACGAAATAGTTACCTACCTGTAAGCCTTGGATAGTGCTCCCTCCATCAAAAGACACCCAAACGGCGGTTGTGTCTAAATCAAAAAACACGGACGCCGCTTCTTCATAGGTAACTTGTAAGTCAAAAGCCATGTCATTAGCTTGCTCCAACAAGTTTTCATCATTAGCTACAGCCATGTATGCCGCCGCGACTTGAATAGCTTCTTCAGTGTTAGATAAAGCGTCGTTATAGGCTTCTATTTCACCGTCTTCTAAAGTTACGTCGTTAGCACCCATAAATTCTTGAAGTGCCATGGCCTCTCGTTCATCTGCCGCAGACTGCGCGTCTTGTGCCATCTCATTAACGGTTGCAACCATGATGATCGTTTGTGCCGCTTCTACATACGCATCGATCATCTCTGATACTTGATCCATGGCTTGATCTGCTTGGTCTTGAAAATATTGATCAGCACCGGGATCGTAGGTATATGTGGCGGCTTTTACTGCGGCAACTGCCGCGTTGTAGGCGTTTTGTTGAGCTTCCGTAATATGCCCGTTTTGAGCCATGGCGGGCGCTATGTTCCCGTCCAAAGCATATGCTTCGCCACCTGCAATAGTTTTAATACCATAAGCAAAGGTATCTCTAATACTTTGCGAGGTGTTAACTAAGTCGTTAATTTCCGTCGCGTATACTGGTGCGGTAACGATCAGAAATACTGCGAGAATCAGTCTCTTCATTGCCGGTATCTTCCCCCACACCTAAAATTTTGTCGTAAAAAATTTTTTCCTCTTCATAGTCCGGTATATGCAACTCAGGTTGTTGTTTAATAGTTAAGAGCGCTGATTTACCTACAACTAATCGTCCAGAACGAATTATAGGACACGGAGTAGCAGACATAAACATGGCTCTCCATACTTTTGGGTTTTGGCACATTAAAGCCACTGCGGCGACTTTCATACCCATGTTTGACAGAGTAATAGCGTCACGTCTGCGGTTACATTCTACATCTTGCATATATTTGCCCGAAGACACGCCAATACCGACTAATTGCAATCCACCAGAAATAGATTGCAAACAAGACTCAGAACCATTGCTCATAAGCGACGGTGCAATCGCCGTGGATGCAGGCATAGATCTGCTTCCAGCGCCATTAAATGTTTTGCTGACGTTGTTGTTGTTCGAGTTTGACGTGTTTAAGTCGCCCTCAATATTTGTGTCGTCACCTTCACCATCAAGGTCTGGCTCAAACTCACCGTCATCTCTTACTGGCGGAGGATCTACTTCCGGCGCAGGATCTACCTCTGGGGTGTCCTGCCCGAAGACAGGACCGGCAATACTAATTAACAGTATCAGCAGATACTTGTTCGTAGTCCTCATCAGAGATCTCCTCAGCACCGCTCAAAGTCTGAGCAAGAGCGCTTACAAAGGCTTCACGGCCAAATGCAAGCTGGTCTAAGTTGAACCGCGCATTAGATATTTTGCGATCAAGATCTGTGATGTGATTAACCATAGCCTGTTGTTGATCGTTAAAATCTTCAACAAAGTATTGGTTGTCATTCACGGTGATTGGGGTCTTTTCATTTTTTCCCATCGTCGTTAATCCTAGTTGTGGTTAAGGTTTATGAAGACCAAGGTACACCAGATGCGTCTACTGGATTTACTTGTTGGTCAATAAGGTTTTGAAGGTTAGCCTCTGTTTCAGACTGATCTACTCCGTTAGCCCAGACCCATGACTGTGCGTCAGCTTCTGTTACTGAATCGTAAGCAATAAAGTCAGATGCGGAGGCGTCATAGGTAAGACCTACAGTGCCATAGCTAGAAGCT